CTACATTAAAAGCCTTGATGAACTTGACGCAATTGAAAAAGCCCGCCTCCTTGACGGTAATTGGGAAATCAGAGAAGAAGGCGGTATGTTTAAGCGGGACTGGTTTACAATAACCGGAGTGATACCAGAAGGTATTGAAAAAGTCCGTTACTGGGATTTAGCAGCCACCGCTAAGAAGCACGGCACGGACCCAGACTGGACTGTTGGTGCATTGGTTGGAACTAAAGACGGAAGATATTTTATTTTGGATATCAGAAGAATGCGTGGAACTCCGTACGAGGTTGAAAGACTGGTGTCTCAAACAGCCCAAGAGGACGGATTATCGGTAAAGATAATCATGGAACAAGAACCCGGTTCATCTGGAGTAAACGTGATTGACCATTACGCCAGAACAGTGGTTCCGGGTTTTAACTTCAAGGGCGTCAAGTCCAATACTGCCAAAAAAGACAGAGCTGGCGTTTTCTCTGCGGCTTCAGAGGCGGGCAATGTGATGCTGTCTAGAGGTAATTGGAATTCCGCCTTACTGGATGAATGTGAAGTTTTTCCCTATGGAGCACACGACGACCAAGTCGATGCGATTTCTGGAGCAATTCAAGCTCTTGTTTCCCGTAAAGGCAAAAGCGTAAGAATCATCGTATGAGAAAGTTTTCGCATAAAGGGAATTGCGAAGGCAGGAAAGAAAACTGCAAATACGAAAAATGTGGCAGCTTTGGAAACCTTTATTTAATTGAAGGTCAGCGTGATTCTCGCGCAAGATTAAAAAAATGTCTTGATAAACCTTTAGTTTCACAAACCAACAAACTTAAGTCGACCCCACTCAAGTTTAAAAGCGCTAAAACCAAAGAAAAAGATAAAGAGCGAGAAGAGGTAAGACGTATAGTGATGCAACGCGACATGGGGTTGTGCCGGGCAAAATTCCTGCTAGGGTCTATACCGTGTTCAAACATATTGGACATCGATGAAATTATCCCTCGGGGTCGAGGAGGCAATTACTTAGACCCTAACAACTGTCAGGTGCTATGCAGAGCGCATCACCGATGGAAACATGACCATCCCGCCGAGGCCGAAAAACTAGGTCTTACTAAGTCTTTACCTCCAGGCGGCTAAACGATAGGAGAGAGTTTGTTTACCAAGGAATTAGCGGTAGCTATAGGTTTATGGTTTACAGCAGCGATAGGTATCGGCGGTAATTCGCTAGCTGAATCCAGAGAAGAAAGGCAAGAAGCCAGACCCACTAATTCATACGTTTACAGGGTAATAGAATCGCCCCAAAAAGCCCAACAAGACAAAAACTCTCTACTTACGGCGTCCTTTCTTTTCAATGAGAGAAGTCAGCGCGTAGGTCAGCTTCAATCCGTTCTCGGGGTGCTCGTAGATGAGCATTACGGGGCGGCAACTAGGGCAGCCCACCTAAAAGCGTTAGAGCAAGCAGGTCTAGAAACAGCCTTCCTCCCGGCGTTACCCAATCCAATCAAGGACGGGAATAAGCGTCGCTATAACATCTCAGAAGACCCAACACACCGGTGTCCGCAATTTGAGCCACTTTTTGCTCAGTATGGGCTTGAGCCAGTAGAGGTGTTTTCCTACATTGCCTACCGTGAATCTCGGTGCAACCCAGAAGCGGTCAATGCAAAATTCGACTCCAAAGGCAATGTCACCTGGACTCTTAATAAGGATGGCTCAATTGACAGAGGGCTCATACAGATAAATTCCTGCTGGAAGACAGTCACTAAAAATGTTTGCGGCACAGGTCTTGAAGGCTTGTTTGATGTTCATTGCAATTTGAAAGTTGCTAAGTACATCATGGATAATTCGGCAAGTGGCCTAGGGAACTGGAACGTCTGGGATAAGTAAGTTCTAGCTTTTCAGCTTAAGACAATTCTTTTTACTCCTATGGGATAATTATTGTAGGAGAAAACCGATGTCTAGAAAAGTAGAGAAAAACAATTGGCGCGATATAGCTGAAACGCTATATGCCTCTATTGTCCTTGGCGCGACCGGAGAAGGTCGTGAAGCTTTTGAATGGGCACTTTTCAACGAAGGCATGAGTCGCGCAGAGGTTCAAGCACACTTAGACAGGATTGAGGGGATTGAGCTGGAAGGAGTTAATGCGAAATGATTTATTTTGCCAGAAGTAAATTCTTTTATTTTTTAATGATTATCTGGATAGCAATTTTGATTTTTTTATTAACCTCCTGCGGCTACGACGGTAGCTACAGGTATTCATGTCAGGACCCAGAAAATTGGGGAACCAAAGAATGTGAGCCGCCTATATGCGAAGTAGATGGAAATTGTACAAAAACCTTGCTTGGTTGGGACCCAACAGAAACAACAATAGAAACCACAATAGAAACAATTCCGACAGAGGAGACAGTAGCGCCATGAAACAACGACTAACACCAGCAGAACTTGATGCCCGACTCAAATTTGTTATTGGTTGCGTATTGGGTTTCGTATTAACAGTCACAACAGTTGGCGTTCTTTGGGCGCTTGTATTCGTGACACAGCCAATTGGTGCTCAAGCAGAGAACGACAAAATGTTCTTTGGTGTACTCTCGTCGGTAGCAACATTCATCACAGGCACTCTTGCAGGGTTGATGATTTCAACAGGACGAAACGCTGAAGACAAAGATGGGAACGGCATCCCCGACCATTTAGAAGGTAAGTAATGAGAGTTTGGATTGACCAAGACTTATGTACTGGCGATGGACTGTGCGCAGAGGTAGCCCCGGATGTTTTCATCATGCTGGAGGATGGGCTGGCTTACGTTCAAGAGAATGGGAAAGTATTTTCAAAACTCAGAGGCAACCCGGAAGGCGCAGCCGGCCTGGCTTCATTCCCAGAAAGCCTGACTGAAGCCGTTGTTGAAGCAGCAGAAGATTGCCCGGGTGAATGTATTTTTATAGAAGTCGATTAGTCTTTAAACTAAATTTAATTTTCTCTAGCCCAACGCTCTTGCTGGGCTACTCGAAGTTCGCCCCTCATAGCATCAATAGTGCTCTCTAACTCCGCAACCCTATTCCTAAGGCAGCGCAGAACCTCATAGATATCATCCTGAGACTCCTGTGTTTGTTCATCGAGCATGGCTCGATAATACATTATTTAATTGGGCAAGCTCCAGTAGCGCAATCATCCATGAGGATTTCTCCCTCAAAAGATTTTTGAATCAATGGGATGGACTGGTCAATTTTTGAAGCCATCTTCTCGTATTCTTCCTTAGTTATCTCTTCATATGGAGGTAAAACGAAGTTGTGCTCTGCATGCAGTAGGAAAGAAACGGATTTAACGCTCTTATCGTAATTCCTTGACAACCACTCCTTGATTGAGTCGAGTTCTTCCTTGCGGTAGTAGACAGTTACTGAAACCGCGTTGTCCGCCCATACGGTTTGCATTTTCTTAACCCATTCAAGCTGCTGTACAGCAGTCATGTCTTTCGCAAGAGTTGAGCCTTCTGGAGATTTGCATGGGAAGTCAACAACCAACCTTGTGTGGTCCTCTCGGCCATCAAGACCAATATCCCACTGGGTTTTGTATCCGCGTTTTCTACAAGCCTCAACTAGTGGGTCTGAAGAACCGAATCTCACTCGTCGAACGTAATAAGGAGCAAATGCTGGGTGCACTCCAGGGGTTACACCAGGCAAAAGCGAGAGCGTTCCTGATGGCTGAACCGTTGTAAGTCTTACGGACTTAGGCCAGTTTTTGGCTTTCGAATAATCAATATCTAAGTTTTCGAGATACTTATAAGCTTCATCAAGCCAACCAATCTGCTCCGGTGTGCTTTGCAGAATTCCGGTAATGGACTGACCAATTCTGGAATTCTTGCTAACGATTTCTGTTGTCTTTTCGTACGAGTAATTCATTCTCGTAATTTGTTTTTGCGTTTTGTAGAGCAGATATGAAATTTCTTTCATTTGCTCCAACGACTCCACGTTTGGCAAAAAGATTGTCGACAAGTTGCAGGACTCGCCATCAGCTAAGGCAATTTCGGCACACGGGTTGAAGCCTTCAATCGTGTTGTCTAATTTGCTTTCACCTAAGCGACCAACTTTTCTTGCAAGCCTCCGATTCAAAAGACCGTATGGTTCGCCCGAACCGTCATAGCCTCGCCATAGTTCTTGTTGAATTTCATCAAACGAGTCTGCATAAATGCTGTTATTGGAGTTGGCTCTCCATGCAGGGACATTGCCAGAAGACCAATTCTTAGCCCTCAAGAACAAAACATCATCAGGGTCGCCCATTGCGATTTGAGCGCTTCTGCGCGAAGAACCCGAGACGACAATTCGACCGATGATGTTGCAAATATCCAGGACATCCACTGAGCGAAGTTTTTTCCCTACTCGATTATCCATAACTTCACAGATATCTTTTATTCCATCAATGAGAGCTCCTGGTCCAGATGCTGTGCCTCCAAAAGTTTTTAATGCAGCACCATATTCACGAATCAAAATTGTTGAGTAGCTAAACGACTTTCCGGTGTAGAAGTACGACTTCAAAACAGAGTGAAGTAATCTATTCCAGCCTTGTCGGGAGTCGGCGACAATCAAATCAGCATCATTAGTTCTTTCGTGAGTAACTACTACACCACTCTGAACCTTTGGTAAATCGTGGATTTTAGAACGCTCTACAGAAAAACCTACTCCGCCGCCAAGCATTAAGTATTCAAAAAGTAGTTCAAAATCTTCAATTTTTTCAATATTAGTGAAGTAGCAATTATTAAGCGATGACGCTCCAAATTTTTGTACAAGTGGAGTGCCAAGTTGCCACATTGCCCTACCCGAGAAAGAGCAACGAAGGTTAAAGCAGTGGTCAAAAAGTTTCTCAATCTCTTCCTTGGTGTAATCAACACCGATTTCGTGAGCTCCGTTGATTACCCGTTGAAGCGTTTCAGTCCAGGTTTCATTTTCATTGTTTTCTTTTTTACGGCTATAGGTGCGCAAAAATACAATTTCGCCAAGGCCATTGAAACCCCAAGGGGCTTTCTTGTCTGCGTAAGAATCGACGAAGGATTGGTCTAATAATGTCATATTCAGCCTTTCTGGCGTTTTGTTGATTTTAAAAGTTTCTCAAATTTAGTTCGAGCCGCTTGTCTAGTTGGCGTAATCGAATGTTGGTTTTTTGGCTTAGGGCCCTATAATTGGTTATCCCTTTAAGGAGAACTCAATGAATACAAAACCTATTAAGCACATTTTTTTAATTTTTGCTCTCGCCCTGCCTTCTCTAGGTGAAAAAACTTTAGCATACGACTTAAGGCAAAAAGCAAATTTTCCTGTAAAGTTATCCACAGATTTTTTAGAGACTGAAACTTACATTGTTACTCTTGAGGATGATGTTTTGGTTCAAGAGTTTGTTTTTACTCTTAAGAAAACCGGAGTAAATGTTTTACGCGTATTCAATTTGGCCACAAATGCTTTTGTTGCAGAACTAACAGATGCAGATTTACAAAAACTCAAAGAGGACGAACAAGTAAAAAGTTTTGAGAAAGACGAAGAAGTCTTTTTAAGTGGAGAACAGTCTCTTCTAGATAGTTCCGGAGCGTTTACTCTGTGGAATCTAGATAGAATAGACCAGCACAATAGCGCACTTGATGGCATTTATTCTTACGACACTACTGGCGATGGTGTTACTGCCTATGTGGTTGACACAGGAATTAATTCAGGACACGAAGAATTTACTGGCAGGGTAAATCAGGGCTACAACATCGTGGCCGATGCTTACGAGACCGAAGACTGCAACGGTCACGGTACGCATGTCTCTGGGATATTGGGTGGCACAAAATACGGCGTGGCAAAAGACGTAACTATCACTCCCGTCAGGGTTTTGAATTGTAGAGGTTCTGGGAGTATTTCTGGAGTTATTAGCGGAATCAATTGGATAATTGCTAATCATTCTTCGGGAACGCCAGCCGTAATTAATTTGAGTTTAGTTGTCTCGTCATCGATGAGTTTGAATGATGCAGTTAGGAGCGCGATAGAAGATGGGATAACTGTCGTTGCTGCTGCAGGCAACGCCAATACCTCGGCGTGTAATTATTCCCCAGGTTCAGAACCCTTAGTAATAACAGTTGGCTCCATAACTAGTTTGAATGAAAAATCTGGATTTTCAAATTATGGTCCATGCTTAGATATCTTTGCCCCAGGCTCATCGATTGATTCAGCATGGGTTGGTGCAAGTAATTCAGCGAAAAGTTCAAGTGGAACGTCTATGGCGTCACCTCATGTCGCTGGTGTAGCAGCCTTGTTATTGGAGTCAAGCCCCTCGGCAAGTCATACTGAAGTCGCTGAGTCCATAATTGCAATGGCAACGACTGGTGTAGTTAATGCCGCGGAAACTAACTCACCCAACATACAGCTGTTTAATGGTTCTTCTGGTCCGTCTTCGCCAACAACCACAACCACAACGACGACCAGTACTAGCAGTACAACCACTTCTACCACAACGGTTCCACTGACGGAAAATGCGGCGACGACCACTACTAGCACCATCCCATCAACGACCACTACTACTTTGCCACTAAATACAACGACTAGTACTTCGACTACAAGTACAACGACTACAAGCACAACGACTGTCTTACCTACAACAACTAGTACGACTACTACTGTGCCTCAAACCACGACAACCCTCGCCGTAACTACTACAACGACAGTTCCTGCCAGCACCACAACATCCACCAGCACTACAACATCGTCAACAACAACCACTACAGTTCCAAAAAT